ATATGTTTGATGTACTCAACCATTGAGTGGTCGCCAAAGTTATCTATCTTGCCTTGCTTGATGCCCATCCACATGCCGCGCCATCTGTCTTTGAGCATTTGCCATCCAGTAGGCTTTCTGTATTTGCCATATGCATTTAGATAATGTTGAGTACCGTGATGTTTGTATCCCATAATAGCAAGAGGGACAGTAGTGACAATGTCATTGTTGTTCTTCCAACGATGGTGTACAACTCCTAAATGTACAACGTAACCTTTCCATCCTACCCTAGGCGAACCGTATGTATACAGCTCTACTGGATCAGGAACACTTGCATAAAACATACATCGGCTTGCTATAATAGTTGCCATTGCAGCGCCCAAACTATGTCCACAGAACCAAACTTTTTGTTTCTTGCCAACTAAATCATCACAAATATCAGGCCAAAGCTCATCAACTTCTGCTTTAAATCCTCTGTGTACTCTACTAACAGTTTCTGATAACACAGGAAATGCTTTTAAATCTGCACTAATATCGTTAAACTGTGTGGGTTCTGTTCCTCGACACGCAATTACTAAATCTTCTTTGTTCATAAAACGATACGCTTGTGCGCCGTCTTTTTCGTAAAACTCAACAGTTGTAAACCCTAATTTTTTTACTTGCTTTTTTACATCTTTTATGTTATTATATGCTATGCTTGATAACTTAGCAAACAATAAGGACTTTTCCTTAAAACTCATATTCGATATTGACATTTAGTGCCCTCCGTTATGATAATATTTATATGCAATGTGTACTAAATACAGTATAGGAACATAATGCCATGAAAAAACGTACCAGAAGTATACTAGAAGAACTTAATAATGTGCATGGTCGCAAGGATAGCGATCATCTTATCGATGCTTCTGCTAATAATATTATTGAAAGTGCCATTAACTTGTTAAGTAGAATACATTCTACATACGATGTTGACACAGCAGGCGAACTAGAAAGACGTTTTATTAATAGTATTAAATCAAACGACCCACGTAAGTTTAAACGCAGCATGGGTAGAATAATAGAGAGTAAGAAAAATGACAATTCTTAAAGAAGGCGGCAACATATTTAAAACAGCGCAAGGACCTATTACTCAGCGCATTGCTACCAAAGATGTACAATCATCAATTGACTTTATAGAAAAGATTACAGGGTTAACCTTCGACGAAGAAGACTGGCTAGGCACAACTGGAAAGAAGAATGATCCAGATGGGGAGTTTGAAAAGAACAGCTCAGGCGACTTAGATCTAAACACAGATGCAAACAAAGTAAGCAAAGAACAATTGATTGCTAAACTAAGTGCATGGCTTAAAAGTCAAGGTATACCAGAAGATGAAATTATGAACGTTGGTCGCAAGAAGACCGATGGATGGATCAAAGATGCAGGTGATCAAGTACATTTCCGCACACCAATTGCAGGCAGCGACAAGAACGGATTTGTACAAACAGACTTTATGTTTACAACTAACCCAGACTTTCAACGTGGAGCCAAACGAGGCGGCACAGCACAGTTTGGCGGAACAGACAGAGCCATCTTACTATCGGCTATCGCAAGAGGACGTGGACTAAAGTTTAGTCCTAAGTTTGGATTAGTTGATCCTACCAAAGGCGATGAAGTAATTGCTGCTACATGGGATAAAATTGCACCGTTGTTATTAGGCAAAGGCGCAAAAGAACCAGACACGCATACTGTTGAAACCATGCTTGCGTTCTTAAAGAAAGATCCAAACTACGAACAGTTAATTGCTCCGTGGAAAGAAACAATGGAAAAGGCTGGCAAAGAAGTACCTGAGTCTAAAACACCGACTGGTTATGCTACACTAGAAGACAAGCAACTTGCACGTATTAAAGAACTAAGTGGCAACATGCTAAACAGTAGTGTAATGTCAAGCGGAGCATTTAACAGATGAGATTTGGAGAGTTCCGCACAGTCCTAACTGAAGAGTTTAAAGGTCGCGAGTATAATCATCTAGAAGACCTAGTGTTTATTAAAGGATCTAAAGGCGCACAAGAAGCAGCAGACATCCTAGACAAGATGGGCAATGACAGCAGTGACGTTGCAATCAAGTGGGACGGCAATCCTACTATCTATTGGGGACGTGAGCCTAACGGCGAGTTTGTTCTTGTAGGCAAGAATGGTTGGGGACGCAACAAGTCAACAAGCGCAGATGACCTATCACGCTTTATACAAAATTCAGGCAAGGGTGTAGAAGAACAACCTTGGCGCAAGGACTTCGGCGAAGAGATGGCAGAAGTGTTTGAACTAATGAAATCAGCAACTCCTGGAAGCTTCCGAGGATATGTTTATGGTGACTTGCTATACAGTCCACGCAAACCATTCACAGCAACCAAAGGTGCTGTAGAATTTGAACCAAATAAAGTCAAGTACACAGTTGACACGAATGGCCCACTCGGCGAGCGCATAGCGAACTCAAAAGTGGGTGTAGTAGTTCACACAAAACTTGAAGAGTTTGGTTCAAAGTCAGCAACTCCTTTTACGGATGTAGAAGAACTTAATAGTAATGATGTAGTAGTGCTAGGACAGACTTATACAACACATCAACCTAAAGTAGACACTGCTGAAGTTAAAAGTATTAGAGCAACAGCAGACAAGAACGCACAATTAATTGACAACTTCCTTGCTCCTGTTGCAGGGCTAAGTGATATGAAGAACATCATTTATACATATGTTAATCATATGACACGCACACAGCAATTAAAGAATATTGAAAACGGTTTCTTTGATTGGCTAAGTACATCTAAAGTAAGCCCAAACAAGCAGGCGAAAATACAAGAGATGGCCAAACAGTCACCTAAAGCATTACCTGCTATATTTGGACTTGTAAAACAAATTATGACTGCAAAGGATCATATTATTGATCAATTAGACAGCGCCGATGCAGACGTTAAAGCAACAACAAAAGGCGAACAGGGCGGCGAAGGATACGTTGCTCTAGGATCAAAGACTAAACTAGTGCCACGTACAAGATGGCAACCAAATTAAGGAAGTAGACAATGAAAATTAATGAAGTAACAGAAGCAGGAATGGAAACAGATCCTAAGCACAAGAAACTTGCAAACATCGGCAGAGCATTGATGACGCACAGTGAAACAGCTTCAATGAAAGGTGCAGACGATGCTAAGATTGGTATGTTTAATCAAATGTCAAGTCTTGGTAACGAACTAACAAAGTTTGGCACAACATTTGGACCAAAAGATCTAAATGGTCTAATGAAAGCAACTGGTCTAAACGCTGCAACAATTAAAACACTATTAGCATTTGGTGAGAAGTTAGCAGCAAAAGGTGTTGCTCCTAAAGTAGCAGATCCAGAGCCAGAAGATGAACCAGAAGATGATTTCGGCGGCCCAAGTGATGATGAGATTGATGCACAAGCTCGCAAAGCAGCAATGGCCAAATAATGACTGAAAAGTTTACCGCAGCACAATGGGCAGAACTTGAAGGCGGACATGAAGTTACGCCTACTAAGGAAGAACCTTATTCTTTCTTGAGAGATTTGCACGAGTCAAGAATGACCAAAGACAACGGCAACGCTAAGAAGTTGACGTACACTGACTGTGGTGAACGCATGTATCTAACACTGTTGGCATTAGAAACTATGCGACAGTATCCAGACTTTCAAGCATATGTACGGCGTTATGCAAAGAAGACAGCAGGCTTTGAACAATACAAAATGTATCGCATTATGGGCACCGACCTCTACAACTTTACTTACTTCCTTGTAGGAGACAGTGGAGCACAAGATAAACTAAAAGATCCTGACAGTGCAAAACGTATGCGGGCCAGTACAAAACTACCTACATCGGCTATTAATAGATACATTAATGCAATAGCACAAGGCAAAACTCCTGTGCAAGTAAACAACCTATTTCAAGCAATTGAATCTGCACTTAAAGTTAGCAACAGTGACTACAAGGCAATACGTAGAAACCTAATGAACTTTGCACGTTTGACTAAGGCAGAGAAGCGTTTAATATCCACACGCCTTATCTTTGCTGTTCGTGCTAAATTACGCAGTTCAGACATCATTGAAGACTTTGAAAAGTTTGCAGCAGTAAAGAACTTAGAAAAAGCAAGTGTAATAGATCCAGAACCAACTATATCAACACCTGACCTAAGTACAACGGGTGCTGAACTGGCATTGTATAGATATCTAGTAGGAGACAGGAACCTAGCACTTACTAAGAAGTTCTTAGAGCAAGCCAAGGACGGTAAAGCAGCAAGTGCAAACATGGTTGCAGCCTATTTACCGGCTATTAAAATGATAGATGACATTGTAAAAGCA